CTGCGGGTCATCAACAGCATGTTCTCAGCCCTGAGTGCTGCAGGCTGGAAACCGGTCGCAGTGTTTGACGGTGAGGAGACCGAGCGGGTCAAGACACGTAGTGAGGCGATCACCGTGATCAACAGCGTGGAAGAGTCGGTCGTGAAGTTCAGGAAGGACGGGGTGACCCATACCGTGTTGCTGATACCGGGCAACGGTGGTGACGTGATATCAGATCACAGCTACTCGGACAGCGACGACTTCGCTGACGTGATGGAGTTGGTCTGACAAGCTTGCAATGACAACGCCCCAACAGTACGCGGGGCACAATAAATGAACTTAAGGGGAACAGCATGAACGAGCAAATCAAAGGGGCAGCACTGGAAGCCCTTTACGCAGCGTACGAAGAAGCGGGTGCCGAGTTTGAGACTGGCGGGAACCTGACCTGCCATGCACTGAATGTCCGTGAGGGTGAAGCGATGTTTGACGAGATCGCTCTTGATATCGCCCTCGCGTCCTGCCGTGAGGATGCCCTTGAACGGGCAGAGCAGTGGGGTGGTCTGCCGGTGGTGGTCACCGCGTTGGGTCATCAGACCCCGTACCTCGTACTTGAGGAGTGCATCCGCAGGCAGTTCGCCTGATGGGACTGATACTCTTCTACGTCATCGCGGCGATCGTGATCTACTTGGTCATCAAAGCGGTTGGACCGCTGATCTAAACCCTGCCCTGCCCTTCGGGGTGGGGTTTTTTTTTGTTTCAGAACGGCAAATTGTGGACTTCGTGCATCCAGCGGTAGTCTGTGTGGTCCCAGCTGCCCTTGCCGTGGTTGCACTCATGGCACAGCACCTGAAGGTTCGTGAGATCCAGCGCAAGCTCCGGGTACAGTCTGCGGGGCTTGATGTGATCGACGTTCATGATCGCACCGGATGCCGGTGTTGCGCCGCACAGTACGCACTTGGCACCATCCCTTTTCAGCACCAGCAGTCGAGCCTGACGCCACTGTATGGATTGAAGGAACTCGTTGCTGATGATGTACTCACGGTCGAGGTCGATCTTGTGCCAACCCGGTGGGCGTGAGAGTGAGGTGATGCCCTTGCTCTCTTTCTGCGCCAGCTTCTCCGCTCTGGATTTTGCTGATGCGATACCCGATCTTTTCGCTGAGTTGTAAGCCGCGAACATCCGCTCACACATTGCGCTGTCGATCATGTCTGGTTGCTTGGTCCAGCCTTTCTCTTGTGAGTGACTCACCCCAAGCACGTTTGCTTCTCTTCGCGTGAGAGCGTTAGCGCCACCAAGAACGCTGCGTAAGAGGCAGTACTGACGGATCGTAATCTTCCCGCCAGCATCAAGCACAGACTGAGCCTCTTCACGACCAGAGTTCCGCGCACGACGTTTTGCAGCTGCACCCATAGAATCCTCCGACCTTTTTTGTCTTCTTCTTTAATCTTTCTGGGGTTTCTTTATTCCTTTCACCGTACAACCACCCCCTACCCCATAGAGAGGTAGAAGATGGCCCTTTCACTTTGCAGTGTCTGTCTTTACAGCTTTCCGCTGGCCCGTGGCGACAGATTTACAACCACCCTGTGCGGTTAAGGGAGTTGCACCCCCGCACTAGCCCGTGACGACAGGGCAATCTCGGATGTATTCGTGGCAGCTGGCCCATGCAGGCCCGTTATCTATCGCGTCCATTGCGGTCGCTTAGGCCAAAAGAAAAACCCCGCAATACCTAGAGGTGGATCGGCCTTGGCAGGCTGGCACCGAGAACACACCACAACGCAAGCTCTCGTTACCGCTTCGATCCACCGCTAAACACTGCGGGGTTGTGTGTGGTGTATGCGTCTCGGTGCCACCCAAAACGACAGTTCAAATTCTACAGCACTGCACAGATGTATCAATCCCCACAAACAGCTGTGATTCCCCGTAAATACCGCTCACAACAGAGAACCACAGCAAAACGCCTATAAAGCCCTGTACGCCGCTGAACCCTTCCACCCTACCCGATACATCACCCACCCCCCTTCGTCGGCTCCTGACGCGATCTGGCGGCCTCTGCACCCACGATCTCGCCCTGTAACATCGGCAATAGGTCATCCAGCCACATAATCGCGAAGCTTTTACGCCCATCTGCCCTTGCCACCACGACCGGTGTGTTCTGCTGTGCGTCCCTCGTCGCCTGATCCAGCCAGTCATAAACCGAGATCCGGGCACGCCTTTTACACTCAATGCTGTACTTGCCCACGGTGATGTCACTGCCCTCAGTCGCACCGCCCCGAGTCTGGCTGAGATTACGCCGCACCACGGACCCAAGCACCCCAGTCAATTCGGCGCACACCTCTCGCTCAAAATTTGCACCCTTCGTTCTCTGCATCTTGCTCATTGAAGTAGGTTCCCTGTGTATTCGACCGTGGGCTGGATTGCCTCGCCGGTTACCTCGTCGTACATCTTGTCGAGCAACTCCATCACGTCGTCCTGCCCGAGTTCTCCGAATGCGCCGATCAACCCCTCGTCTTCCTTCATGATCGCGAACACCATCCCGTCGATCTTGCCAGCCTGTGCCATCTGCAACAGCTGTACCAAGATGTCGCACACCTGTATCTGTGATCGCTTCATCGTGTCGCTCCGTAAATTTGCTCCAGCGTCTCGCTCAGAAGCTCAAGCTCCGATCGTTTGGCGATACGCAGCATGGTTTTGTCACCGTGAATGCCCTGACTGCCCGTATGGCACGACTCACAGACCGGGATCGTACAAAAGTGCAGCCGATCCCTTGCGCCGAACGTCTTCCCCTCCGTTACGTGATGGACTTGTACCGCATACGCCCCGCACAGACAGCAAGGCAACGCTGCGACCCTGCCCATGTGACGCTTACCTGCCGCGCTCATCCTGCCGCACCATAGACCTTCGCTTCAGCCCTCCGGGTGGCCTCCTTCGTGCGCCAGATGTCCAACCCCATGCGTGATATCTCCAACTCCCACCGCGCTCGCTCTGCCATCTCCACCGCTGCCTTCAGTCCCTCAAGCAATGACTGATATTCGTGATGTGCGTAAGCTTCCCGCTCCTGTGCTGCCGAGGTCTTGTGACCCAGTAGCGCCGCCTCTTTCATCAGGATCGCAAGCTTCGACTTCCTGAAGTGGTCCAGATACTCGGCCTCCGACTTCGACTTTGCGTACTGCCTGCTGATCTCTCGTAGCTCAGTCAGTCTTCGCTCTACGGATTCGTTCATCGTCATTCTCCTTTTGGATTTGCTGCTTGATGCGGTACGTGGCAGAGGATTCGACTCGCCACTTGATGTACTGCTTGATTGAGTTCGCCCTCTCCTGTGCTGTGGGTTCCAACAGCTGTTTGCGCTGTTCCGACCACGGTCCATTGATGTACTGATTCACCCAATCCACGACTTCGATGTAGTCCTCATCGTGGGAGCATCCGATCAACCGTCCGAAGGTGTCGATCATTGGCCCACGACCCAGCCGGATCTCGTCCATCAGAATGGCTCCCCTTGACGCTCAAACACGATCGGCTGCAGCTGGCGACGTGAGGTGCCACAGAAAGACTGCGACTCTTCGTGGAACCACAACGGGACACCACCTTCCCACTCCCCGTGGCGTTGCTTATCGACCATAAGGAAGGCGTCAGGATCGTCGGCACCCTTCTTTGCTTTCACCCGGAAAGAGGTCACGCAGTTGTCGACCAAGTCGGTGATCGCGCCCGATCCTTTCGCGTCCATCTTGCCGGGTGCCTTGGATTCGTCCTGCCCCTTACGTGAGTGATGTACGAGGTGGATATGCACACCGGTATCCCGAGCGACTACGCACAGCTGATTCACGAACCGCTTCTGGCCGTTGTAGTCGTCCTCTGATTCGATGACCTTCATGAGCGAGTCGATGATGACGTGAGAGCATCCGATCGATGCCGCATAACGGACGTAGTTGATTGCATGTTCTGGAGGCGTGGAACCGTGCTGATCGTAGATGTACAGCTTGCTGTCGGACCACTTGTGGTACTTGCCAATGTACTGGAGCGTAGGCTGACGGCATCCTGACGCTTGTTTGCACATACGGGCCAGCGTAGCCACGGGACGCATCTCAAACGACGCCACACTGACCTTCTTGCCGAGTTCCAGCAGGCGATTGGTCACCTGCCCAAGAATCAATGACTTACCGTGACCGTTAAAGCCCAGCCACAGGGTGACCTCTGCCCGACGTAGCTCAAACTTGCCTTCACAGCTGGACCACGGCAACGCATCGCCGACTCTCACGTTCGGGTTGTAGAAAAAATCGACCACGTCCTGCTCGTAAGAGGCGGCGGAACGTAGGAAGGCGGACTCGTCCTGCTCGTTTTCTTTGATGTAGCGGTCGATCTCATCCAGAGTGATCTGGTTCATGGTTGCACCGCCTTGGCGATCGCAGCTTTCATTCTGTGGACGATCCCAACCGGGACGTCGTATTCGCACCAGTAGTCAGCTGACTCAACTAGATCTTGCACAACCGCGAGTAGATCAGGTGCAGCCGCGATCAGTCGGGCATTGGCCGGGTCTATGTAAGTTGTGTCTTCATGCGGCCAGCGGCGGAGATCGCAAATTACAGGCTGGCGGCAACTTGGGAAATCGTCTGAGACAGAGCGAACAACACCTGTCGTCAGGTTGTAAGTCCACGGTCCTTTTGTATGGCTCATTGAGTCACCCCTGTCATTCTCATTGCGGCATGGATACGTGCAGCTGCGTGTTGCAGCCGGGTCGATTCGTCGTCGGTGAGGGCACGCTTCTTCATCGTTGCAGCAGAGGCAGAGACGACCAGTGCTTCAAAGCTCAAGCACTCAAGTGCGGCACGTAGGGAAATGGTCTGCTTCGGACCACGGTTGTATCCCTCTTCGCGCTCCGGGTACAAGTCGGAAACACACATTCCAACAGCCCCGAGGATCTCTTCGATGCCACAGCCGGCGAAACAATGAACAAGGATGGTGCTGGGAGACGCTGTAACGGTCATAGACGGGTTTTTATCGCCGTGTGCAGGGCAACATGCCACCCACGTGTCTTTTCCTGTTCTACGCACCTTCTGGAGGTTCGTAAGCAGTTGTTGAAGTTTCATCCCGCCACCTTCATCCACGGGGGTAGGACGTCGTAACAGTTATTCCGCTCCTCCCCTGCTTCGACCTCGTCTTCCCAACGTCGCTGGCTCAACCAAGTACGGGCGTGAGGAACGAACTTTCCGTCGTCCTTCTGCCACTGGTCTTGCGCCTTGTGCTTTTCGAGTGACGTGAGGATTACGTCAGCGTGACGGTCGAGGTTCAGCTTGCTCCACAGCTTCTGTGCCTCTGCCTTGGTGACCTTGCGTGGGTAGGCTGACCAGAACTCAGCGAAGCGATCTTCAAGCTGTTCAACACCCACCAACTGCAACGTCGACACAGTGTTCTTCTCTTCTCTTCTCTTCTCTTCTGGGATACACAAGTTTTGACCCTCTGTATGAACATGTACAGACCCTGTAGATGCCTGTACGGATACCTGTGGGTCACTGTACGACTCCGTACATTCCTGTACAGAAGCGTACGGATCTGTACGCAAGCTTGTTTCATCGCTTTCGACCAGAAAACCACGATCACACAACTCGTTTATCGCAATTTGCACATCCTCTTTACCCATCCTGAGGCGGAAGGAAATTGTTTCAATACCTCCTACGACCTCCCCTTCGGTCTCGCTGGCTAACAACCAGAGCATGACTAAAGTCTTCGCCGCTCTATCAGACAGCGCGTGCCATGTACGGTCATCCAAGAGATCCCGCTGCAGCTTGATCCACAACGGCTTGCGGTCTTTGTACTGTGTGAATTGGTTCCAATTGCTGATCTTCATTGCTTACTCCTGTTGCGAGCTGTATTGACTTCGTTTGTTACGGTGATATAACGACAGCACAGACACGTGTATGTGTTACATGGTCTGCGGAAGGGAACCCGGCAAGGGTAGTCCCTGATCGTTCTACATACAACAGATTTCAACACTAAAACTACAGCTGTATGGGGGTTATATGAAGACCAACAAATTCACAATCTACAAAAAGGCATTCGGCGAGAAGAACATGGACCGCCTTGCCTACGGAGAGAGACTGGGTACGGTCATGACCGCCAAGCGCAAAACGATCGTTGAGCTACGTGAGTTGCTGGGCGTTTCGTACGAGATGGCCCGTCGTTACGCAACCGGTGCTGGCAGGCCAAGCTGGGACAAGAACGTCAAGATCGCCGACTGGCTGGGTCTCAGCCCGGATTGGCTGGCTTATGGGGATGGAAACCAAGCTGCAGACGGTGAGCCTCTTACGGTGCCCTTGTTTAAGCTCTCAGATAGGTCGATCGATGAGCCAGACACTGCCGAGAAGCAGGTTATGGTTCCGCAGGAGTGCAGCTTCGTGGTGGTCGTGGATAACAAGATGGCACCCGGATTCAACATCGGTGATCACCTCTACTGCAAGCGCACCGAGTCGTTCGATGCTGACGATAACGTCCTCCTACGTGCGATCGATAAGCATGCGTTCGTGCCCAACACTGTCCGTAAAGTCGTGTTCGGACTGGGGATGCAGCCGATCTTCAAGTCTGATAATCCGGGTCACCCCGACCTCACGCTGGAGACGTACAAACCCATTGCCAAGGTGGTGGCATCACTCAGGCGAGAGACTGCTGCATAACAACTGTTGTGACTTGTTGGTTTTCGTGTGTTCTGCATGTATGATTGGAACACATTACGAAACAGGGCAAGATGATGCTGACCGAACAACAACTTCAACGCAGACGTTCAGGGATTGGCGGCAGTGATGTCGCGTCCATCTTGGGGATCAGTCCTTGGAAGTCGGCCTACGACGTCTATATGGCTAAGACGTCTGACCACCGTGGTGATGATCTCGACGGCAAGGATCACATAATATTCGGGAACCTGATGGAACCCGTCGTCCGTGAAGAATTTGCGCGGCGGAATAATAAAGTGGTGCTAACGTCTGACGAACTGTTCCGTCACCCCGATCACGACTGGATGGTTGCCAACGTCGACGGCATCATCGAAGGCGAGAACGCTGGTCTTGAGATAAAGACCGCTTCTGAGTACTCAGGAGACGCGTGGGGCGAGGAAGGTACGGATCAGGTGCCTCAGTACTACCTGACCCAAGGTCTGCACTACATGGCCGTAATGGGCTGGGATCGCATCTACTTTGCGGTAGTGATAGGCGGCAACAAGTACAAGCAGTACGTGGTAGAGCGTGACGAGGATGCTGTTCGCTCGTTAATCGCTGTTGAATCTAGTTTCTGGCACGACAACGTATTAGCTAAAGCCCCTCCTCCTCGCCCAGTAGATGTGTTGAGGGATGTGTGGAAGAAGACCACGGGTGAGCGTAAGGAAGCGTCCGAAGAGATCAAGGACAAGTTCGATCAGTTCAAGTCCCTCAAGTCTCAGGCAGAGGAAATGACCAAACAGGCGTCTGCCCTTGAGTCGGAAATCAAAGAGTACATCTCTGACGCAGACGAACTCATTTACGCAGGCAAGAAGATCGCTTCGTGGAAGCACAACAAGTCCTCGCTACGGTTCAGCGCGGATCTGTTCAAGAAGTCCGAACCTGAGACCTACGGCAAGTACTGCGTCGAGGTGCCGGGTCCGCGTGTTTTTCGTACGTAACAAGAAAAGGAACCGACATGGATTCAAAGACTTACTCCAGCCTACGTGGGCTTGATGTCTCCAGTTTTGTGGAGAAGAAGAACGGACTCAGCTATCTCAGCTGGGCGTGGGCTGTTGATCAGTTGTTGAGCAATGATCCTGCGGCGACGTGGGAGTTTCGCTGGGATGAGACCCCTGATGGTCCAAAACCGTACTTGAAAGTATTCGACACCTACATGGTGTTCTGCACTGTGCATGCGTTCGGTGTGAGCCGTCAGATTCAGCTTCCAATCATCGACTACAAGAACAAACCGATCGCCGCGCCTAACGCGATGGATCTGAACACGGCAATGATGCGCTGCCTCGCCAAGGCTATCAGCCTCCACGGTATCGGCATCAACATCTACGCAGGGGAAGACCTCCCACTGTCCGTCAGTGACGCTGCCACAGGCTTTGAGAACGACATGTATGAAGCGCGGGACATCTCCGAACTGGATGCGATCGCCTCTCACGTCAAAGAGTTTGTCGCGCAGTACCCGAAGTTTCGGGACCGGTTGCTTGGTTCCTACGCAAAGAATAAGACGCGAGTCGCTGGGCACGTTCGCCCGGTAGCAGCAACCAAGGGGGTCGCGGCCCTCAAAGAAATCCTCACCAAGGAGCAGTAAAAGATGCACATCACAATCGAACCCAGTAAGAGCGGCAAGACCTTCGGAGTAGGTTTCTGCAAGGAAGCAGGACAGGAGCCGTTCTTCGTAATGAAGGGTTGCCGACTCGCTAACGGGGCTAACGGGCCGTTTGTGTCCGGTCCCAGCACGAAGATGGATGACGGCAAGTGGTTCAACTACTCGTACTTCGACAAGAAGTTCAGCGAATACGTGACCGGTCTGGCGCAGAAAGCGGTGGAAGCAGCACCGGCAGCACCGAAGGCGCAGGCAGCGGCGTCAGACGACATACCGTTCTGATATGTGGATCTCCGGGGAGGATGTGCAGAGGCTCACGGGCCGAAAGACCAAAGCGTGGCAGTGCAAACAGCTGGACGTGATGGGTGTTCCGTACATTCTCTCCGGTAATAAAGAGCCTCTTGTGAGGCCAGAAGATATAGGGGGTCGCAATGAACCAACTTTCGCATTCCTTACCGCCCAGAGTTCGCCACAAGCACGGCGCGTTCTACTACGTAACCAGAATCAAAAAGTGGGTGCGTCTAGGTAAGACGTGGGAGGAGAGTGAGCCTGTCTATCAGTCTCTCATTACGACCCAATACGCACACGGCACGATGGGCTGGCTCATCACCAAGTACATGGACGAGGTTGCCCCTGCCAAGGCACCCAGAACGTACCAAGGGAACATTGCCGAGTCGCGCCTGTTGTTGGGTGTCTTCGGTCACATGAAACCGCAGGCAGTCAAACCAATGGACGTGGCAGGCTATCTTGACGAGCGTGGCAAGGTCGCACCGGTCAGAGCCAACCGTGAGAAGGCACTCCTGTCCCACATCTTTACGAAAGCCATGCGCTGGGGCATCACCGACTGGAACCCGTGCCGTGGTGTCTCACGCAACCCGGAAACGCCGCGTGATCGGTACATCACTGACGCAGAGTTTGATGCAGTGCGGGGTATCGCCAACGAGGTGGTGCAGGACATGATGGACTTCGCGCTCTGTACAGGGCAGCGCGGTGGGGATCTGCTTGGGATCATGTTCAGCGACATCGATGACGAAGGGGTCATGATCGAACAGAACAAGACCCGAACAGTTGTTCGCAACTCCACGCCTGTACGCCTGAAGATCCTCCTGTCCGACAGCATGCGTGAGATCGTAGAGCGTCGTCGTAAGGACGGGAACGAGTACTTGTTCTCCTACGCCCGACGCGGCAAGGAGCATCGCTACACAGAGACGGGGTTCAAGAGCATGTTCAAACGCTCCGTCGTCAAAGCACTGAAGAAGGGTCTCATCACCGTTGATTTCACGTTCCACGACCTCCGGGCCAAGGCACTGACTGACGCAAGCAGGATGGGCATGAACGCTCAAGCAATCGCTGGGCACAAGAACGCATCAATGACCGAGATGTACATAAAAAGGAGGGAGCATGCCATCGTTAAAGCAGTTAGATGACCTGACTATCGAAAGGGGGGTGCCGTTACCGGGTCGTGTGGCTGCATCGCAAAAGACGAAGTACCCGTTCGCCGCGATGGATGTCGGCGACAGCTTCAGGATCTCGGAGGCGGCAATGCGTAACGCCCGGAACAGTGCCTACCTTTACGCCAAGAGACATGGTCAGCGGTTCAGTTGCAGGCGTGTCAGTGACACTGCTTTCCGCGTCTGGAGGATTGAGTGATGGAGATTATTGTAGATGCCCCGCACCTTGTACCTGAGTACCAAACAGCTGGGTCCGCAGCGGTCGATCTACGTGCCTACATGGACGAAGACATCTACCTCAATCCCGGCGACCGAGTCAGCGTCGGCACAGGTGTCCGTATCAACCTGCCGCAGGGTGTGGCTGGCCTGATTCTTCCACGGTCAGGGTTGGGTAGCAGGGGGCTGACGATCGGCAACACGCCCGGTCTGATCGATTCTGACTACCAAGGCACCATCACCCTAGCCCTGTGGAACTCTGGACCTACGGTGATACACATCCAACCCGGCGACAGGGTTGCACAGCTGTTGTTCATGCCTGTGATGTGGATGGAGTTCGATGTCGTCACCGAGTTCAGCCGCACGACGGAACGTGGATCAAACGGATTCGGATCGACGGGTTTAGTTTAACGACAGCTGTTTCTTTGTGTTGCCATCTGTTGCAACAGAAAACTACACTCTCCTCTGATCACCCCGTGGGCAATAGTGCCAACCTAACGGACCACTGATGCGGGAAAACACGGGGCTGATCACCCTACGACGAGGAGAGAACATGCTTGACCTAGCGTGGCTGATACAGACAGGCCCGACAGCAAAGACGGAATCACAGTACGTCAAGAGCCTAGAAAAGAGTGAGGCCCGTGAGGTCTCACTGCAGCAGATCCTGACTGAGGTCAGTGGCTGCAACATCACCCGCAACACGATCGCTGACCGTACCGGCATCAGCATCAAGATCATCTCAGGTTACCTACGTGACCTCGTCAAGCGTGGCGAACTGGTCAGATGGCGTATCGGCACCACCCTCTGGTATTCGATCCCCAAGAAAGGCAGGAATCCACGCAAGCAAGAGGCGGCGACATGGACTTGGTAGAAGAGTTGATGGCTGCAGCCAGAGAGTTGGCTGAGTCACGCGCCATTACGCAAGATGCTTGGTCCCGCGCCTTGGTTGAGGGATGGCTGAAGAACCGTGCCTTGGGGTGGTCTGTGGCTCAAGCTGTGGGGCTCGATGGGATCGCCATGCAAACGGGCGACTGGGAACGTGCAAGGGCGCAGATAGACCGCCTGATGCCTCCGGTGGGCCTTGCTGACATGAGGAACACGACACGCGTATGGATCGCCAATCACGCCCGTCAAGCCAACGACGCATTGTGGGATGGGAGGATCGATCTCGCGGTCCAGTTGGTTGAGAGGGGTGGGAAGAAGATCACGCGTAGGACGTCAGAGGGTGCCGCAGAGCGTAGCCGGGTCAAGAGGACTCGCTTCATCGCCGAGAGGGCAAGAGACAAGTCATCAGACTGGAAGACATGCAAATGAACAAGGACGTAACCGCGCCACCCCGGCGTAAGAACTGGGCGATGTATCAGATTGTGCAGCGCATCCTTGTTGATGGGGCCGCAGACCGTGCGCTCAAAGCAGAGACCCTGCTGGACTTGGGCGTGTCACCGCAGCGCATCGTGGCACTGCTGAATGGGAGAACGAGATGATCAGGATCGAGCTTCGGCCAAGCTGCCCGTACTTCGACAAACAGTGCAGCGCGAAAGACTGCGCTGGATGCATGGGACACTTGAGCCGGGAGGCGAAATGAAGATCATCGTCCACCACGACGAGCAACTCACAGCCAGTCAAGCCCTGATGTACGCAAGGGAAGTGACCAAGATAGGGTTCGTCAGCAAGGACGATACGCAGTTCTGTTTTGTGACCACATTCCACAGTGGCATCACCGTCTTTACGGACAAGACCAAGACCGGGACTCATGTTTTCCGCGTGCAAGGAAAGGAGGCAAAATGAAGTGTCGCACAGCAATGATTAGCGACACGCATCTCGGCACGAGGGGATGTCAAGACGTGAAGCTGCTCCATTTCCTGAAGCGGCTCGACTGTGAGGAATTGT